TGATAACTTTGAAATGTATTGGGAAAGTAGTGAATCTTTTAGAATAGACATCACTTTTGAAATTGAAAAAATATTTGTTGATGACCTTGTTAGAAAGGTTCATCATTTTATGGAAAATTATGATGAAATGATTCACTTGGTTTATGATATAAAGTATGATAATGATGAATTGTTTGAAAACCCTGTATGGGATTGTATTATAGAAAATTTGGGTCAATATAAAACAATGATAAACAGAGACTGGCAATATGTTGATGTAAATATTATCGTTGAGTAAGGTATATATATAATATATGAAGTACATGATAGACCAAAAACAGTTAGAAAAAACAAAAAAATTAATTCAGGGATTAATTAATTCTAAATTAGATAGTTTAAGAGAAGAATCTGAAGAGTGGGGAATGGGTGAGATGGATGAATTACACGAAGTTGAATCTGTTGATAAGATTGAGGTTGTTGATGTTGTAATGTCAGGTAAGATAAAAGTTCTCATTAATATTTACAGAACTCAGTTAAGAGATGATTTTGATAATATCAGGGCGGAAATTCAATATAGAATAGAAGATTTGTTGCCCAATATTGAATTATATATAAACGATATTATTGATGAAAGGAAATTTGGTCCTGGAATTGATTGGTAATTTTTAGAATAAACAGATATTTATAAGTAAAAAACATAATGAAAAAAATTATTAGATTAACTGAATCAGATTTAACTCAAATTATTAAAAGAGTTATTAAAGAACAACAAACGTCTTCTAACAGTCCAACACAAGGAGATAGTGCAATAAAAATTACAATAAAAGGTAACGAAAGAAAAGTAACACTAAAAAGTGGATATACAACTAAAATTACTGACCATAATTATGGGAATATTGAAGTAACTAATGCCGTTCCTACATCAGGTAAATACATTAAGTTTATTTTTAATGGAAAAAATTACACATGTACTGGAACACAAAGTTGTGTTAAAGGTTAATTAAAAAAACCAATAATTGAATTTTTTCACTATATTTGTAATCTAAAATAAAAACACTATGACACTAAACAATTTCCCCGATGAAGACTATTACGACCAAGAAGTTTATGATGATGGAGAATTGTTAGATGACTGTGATGATTATTGCGGAAGTTGATTATATTTATATAGTATAAAAACTTATAATTATGAAATTCAACAACTTTTGGTTAAAATTACAGGAAATTGATGAAATCAATATCACTGTTAAAGTCTTAGCATTTACAATTCTTTCAATTGAATTGGATTGGTCAGCAAAAAAAGTTTCTTTCACTGTATTGAACTTTAATTGGTCAAACAAGTAATTTTAAACCCCTTGTAAAAAGGGGTTTATTTTTTTAAATTTATTTTTATTTTTATTTTATGACACAAGAACAAAAATCACAATTGTATAGTAATCTATTATTACAACATACTCGTTTAGATAATCAAATTAATGAGATTAAGGCAGAACATTTTGAGATGAATGATGAACAGATGGGTAGAATTCGTGTATTACAGTCTAAACAAGGACAACTTGTTGGTCAGATGCAACAGTTGATGCAGGGTTAAACCATTCAGGAATATCTCTATTTTTCCATTTAGCAAAATCTTTCTTAGCTCCGTTATAATAGTTTCTGTATGACTCTATAACGTCTTTTACTTTGTATTCATCAGGCATTGCCTTTGGTGGTTCAGTAAAACCTTTGTCATGAATGTTTAATTTATTTGTTAAACACCATTCAATTACATCCTGTGATTTATGACGTTTTCCGTATCTATAAGTGTATTCTTTACATAACTCAAGTCCTAACTCACAAAGATAAAGATAGTTTGATAATGACTCTCTAACCCATATTGAACAGGGGTGGTTTTTATGTGATAACTTGTACGGTACTTGGTCGGTACTTGGTCGGTACTTGGTGGGTGCTTGGTGGGTCACATGGTGGGCTCCACATAATAGTTGTGCAGTTTCAAGTATCATTTTAACCACGTGTTTATCACAATGGTATTCCGCACATTTTTTTGTGTCCCAATCTAAAAAGAAAATATTCATAAAAACAAAAATAGTTATTTTTTTTCATTGTTTGATATATTTATAGTAATAAAATTAAAATTAAAATTATGAAAAGATTAGTTATAACCGAATCGGAAAAACAAAGAATTTTGGGAATGCACTCAAATCCATCTTTGAAAGGTAAATTATTTGAAGAATACCAAGCATTTGCAACAATTAAGGGTAAAGCAGTACCTGTAAATCCGGCATTTTTAGAATTTGGTAAGGGCACAGCATATGAGTTAAGAGATGCTATAGAAGGTCCTTTTACTAATGAAGAAAAAGTAAAAACGGCTATTAGTAAAATTAACTCTCAAGATGCGTATAACGCAGCTCTTTGGGCAATCCAAAATGGTGCGGCTGATGGAAATAAATATCCATTAATTATTAAATATATTGAAACAGATTTTAGAGAACCTGATAATTATAGACTTTCAGGTGGGGTATCTAGTCTGTCAGATTTGGACGGTAATTATAGTTATTTAAAATATTTCTCAAGTATTTTAACGAAATATAATGACGATGAGAGGTACAGCACTAACATAATTCAAATGTAAGGTTAATTTTTATTAATTAATATCTGAAATTTTTAAAAAAAAAGGTAACTATTAGTTACCTTTTTTTGTATTATGTAATATGGTATTACTTTTTATCTTTGATAAGGATAAAGGTCATAATTGGTAAAATACCGAAGTATAAAATATAATTACTGATTCTTTGAAATAAGTAACAACCGGTATCCATGTTATTTGCGTAGTATCTTGTAGCTACGAAAGATAATGCTGCTAAAACTACTAAAACCAAAAGGATGTTCTTCAAATTTTTCATTTTCTTGTAAGTATTAAAGGGTTATTGTTTGATTATCTTCTACAAATATACACATGTTTTTTGATTATACAAATTTATTTCAAAAAAAAATCCCACAAAAGTGGGAAATTTTTAAAATAAATGAAATTGTATTAGTTTACAGATACAACTTCTAAATCAAAGATAAGTTTTTTACCTGCTAGTGGGTGGTTCATGTCCAACACAACAGTGCTTTCTTTAACTTCTGTAACTACAACGTTTACAGGACCAAATTGGTTTTGTCCTTGTAACATATCCCCGGCTTTAACACCTTCAGGGACTTGAGATAGTGGTATTTCACTCATCATTTGAGGTTGAATTTCTCCGTAAGCATTTTCTGGTTCAATTTCAATTGTTTTCATTTCACCAGCGGTCATATCAATTAATCCGTTTTCAAAACCTGGAATTAATTGTCCTTGACCTAATGTTACTGTAAGAGGTTCTCTACCCTCAGCTAAAGATGTGTCGAATACTGTCCCATCTTCTAATTTACCTGTATAATGAACAGATACATTATCACCGTTTTTAATTTTTGTCATATTTCAATAATAAATGAAAAAAAATCACTTTCAAAGTGAAAAATCAAAATTTATGAATATTTATTACATATTAATGTGATTAATACTTAAAATAAAAAAAAATATAAAAAAATGAAAAAAGTTGTAAGATTATCAGAATCAGAATTAACTAACTTAATTAAAACAGTAGTTAAAGAAACAAAAAGAAATAAAAGAAATGGTGTTAACGAAGAGCTTCAAAACTACTTTAATCCCGAAGCTATGGAGACTGGTAGTGCAATTGTAACAATGGTTGGAACAACTATTGGACTTTTAGGTATTGCTGGATGGGATTATCTTAAAGATTTATACAGAGAATTAAGAAAAACTGAAGGAAAAGAACAAGAAGCTATGGAACTTAAATCTATCATCAGTAATTATGAAAGTAATCAAATGGATTCAGGTGAAGAAATGGATTCTGAAGTTGAAGTGGATAATATGGATATGGAAGATGAAGAACCAATGAATCCAATGGCTGAGAGTATCAGAAGACACATTAGAAGACGTTAATTTTTAAAAAAAAAATAATGAAAAACTCCCAATCGGGAGTTTTTTTGTTTATATTTGTAGAACAATTAACACTAACACCACTATGAAAAACTTAAAACTAAAATTGACTTCAGCAATGTTCGCTCTTGTATTATCAGTTGTATTAATGGTAACCTCACCATCATTACCTGTATTTGTTTTAAGTGTTGGTCTTATTCTATTACAGACAGTCTTGTGGGGTAAGTTGATGAAAGAGATTAAAGAATAAAAAAATCCCCTCATTTGAGGGGATTTGTGGTTTATATTAATTTACAAAATACTTATTAAAAAGTATTTATCAGTATGAGGAATTTATTAACTGAAGTTAGTAAGATGAAAAATATAATGGGTTTGACTGAAGCGGACAAACCAAAGTATAGCCCTGAGGTTAAATCTCTTGTAGCTGTTTTAAAAGATAACAAAGTATATAGTGCTCAAATCCAAAAATTTATTAATAAGATTGAAGAATATTCAAAAGATGGTTTAGTTGATTTTGGATTAATTACCCGAGGTATTTTAAAAACTTTAAAGTTAAAAGGTAACAAAGATATTAATGTTTTTGAATTTTTCAAACAACTAACTAAATCATTAGAAAAAAGAAAAAATAAAAAAGAAGTTGTTAATCCTGAAGAAGAACCATCAATTTTAGATAAAGACATTTATAAAAAAGAAATATTTTTTCTACAGGTTGAACTTTTAAAGTTACAGGAATGGTTAAAACAAACAGGTAAAACTGTTATAATTGTTTTTGAAGGAAGAGACTCGGCAGGTAAAGGTTCTACAATTAAGAAATTCACTGAAAATTTAAATCCAAGATATTATAAAGTTATTGCTCTTGGTATCCCAACACCTGATGAAAGAAAGAACTGGTGGGATAGATACAGTAATCAAATTGAAAAAGGTAAGATAAACTTCTTTGATAGAAGTTGGTACAATAGAGGATTAGTTGAACCTGTAATGGGTTATGGCTCGTCAGAAGAGTACGAAGACTTTATGGACAATGTTCAGGATTTTGAAGAATCATTGGTTGTTGATGGGGATTACTTATTTAAACTTTGGTTCTCAATAGATAAAGAAACTCAAGCTAAGAGATTTGATTTCAGACAGAAGTCACCATTGAAATATTGGAAGTATTCTGAGAATGATGAGAAGATGCAAGATGTGTGGGAAAAGTTTACAGAATATAAACAAAAACTTTTTGATAAGACATCTACAGTGAATCATCCGTGGGTTGTTTTGGATTCTAACGATAAAAAGATTTCAGGTCTAAACTCTATTAGATACGTTTTGCAAAATATTCCTTACACAAATAAAGATGAGGATATCTTAAATAAAGATTTCCCTGAGGCTATGACTGTGTTAAAACCAAATATTAATGAACAATCATTTTTTGATGACGTTAATAAAATTGCTGGGTTAAAACCAAATCAAAACTCAGATAATTTTTGGGGTGATGTTAACAAGTTGACGGGTATTAGTGATAAATCACAATCAGGTGTTGTTAACGCAGTTAAAGATGGTGCTAAAAAAATTGCAAAAATTACAAAAGAAAAGTCATCAAATTCAAATACAGCTGGGGTCGGAACAGTTTCAGATAAACTTGTAGATTTTGTAGGTAATATTGAGTTTTTTGTTCCTTGTGTTTATGATGATGCTAAAGGTGGTAAATGTATTAGAGGAGAATCTGATTGTTGTTTAAAAGGTAGAACCGCATCAGGAACTCCAACAATTGGTTATGGTACCGTTTATTACCCTGATGGTAGAAAAGTAACACCTAAAGACCCATCAATTACAAAAGATAAAGCTAAAGTATATTTAAAAACAACTTTAAATAAATTGGCAAGTAAGTTATTAGCGATATATCCTAATTTGAATCAAAAACAAGTTGACGCATTATCATCATTATGTTATCAAGTTGGATTTGCGGGTTGTACGACAAAGGCTCCGAAATTAAGTAGTTCTTTAAAAATTAATCCAAATTCTAACTCAGTTAAAGTTAACTTTTTAGATTTTTCTCACCCTGACAGAAGAGAAAAAGAATGGAAAATTTATAGTCAAGGAATTTATTCTTAACCCTTATATTTATAGAATATGAAAAAGTTTATTATCACAGAAAACCAATTAGAATTTATCGTTAAAAGATACCTTAACGAAGATGCGAGATATGTAATGTCTTTTGACGAGTTTATGAAACATAAAAACAAGGACCAACAATATAAGTGTGATTTTGAAAACTTATGTTTTATTATCAAAGATGGTAATCACCAAATAGATTTGGGTGAAAAATTCCATGAAAAACACAAAATTCCTAATGGAGTTGGTGGAACAATTTACCACGATGGTAACAATGTTTATTTCTGTCCTGACTTTGGTGATGACAGACCACAAAGAACTATTCAGGTTTATTAAAACTCAAATTGGTGTTTAAATTCGTAACCTGTTGAAGATTCTTCAACATTCATACGAAAATCTAGTTCTATAATTTGGTTTTCATTATCAATTATGAACGTTCCCTCAGAACCTTCATTTATTTCCCATCCACCATGATTTTGTTCCAAAATGTCATATAACTTGCTTTCCCAAACTGCAGATAAATCATATTTGTCGTTACCATCATTGTAATATCCAAAATCGTCAATGTAACCTGAATCACCACCACCGTTAAAATCAACTCTAATTTTAAGTTTACCTTCTTCTTTCCACTGAACCATATCTTCAAGTAATTCCTTTTCGTCAATTTCAAACTCTTGGTAATATGATTCATAACCCATAGTTTGAATATTTTCTTCAATTATTAAAGTTTTGTCTGTTGTTGAATACTCACATGACACCGTTGCTCTAGAATCACCATCACCTTCTAATGAATCTAAAACTTCATCTTTAATAGTGTCAAAAAAATTATCTAAAAAATCAAATAATTTATTAGGTATAATATCATAAGCTCCACCTTTATTAGTCCAAGGTGAGAAGTGATAATCAACATTCCCGTCGTAATCAACATAAAAGTCATTACTGATACGAGTAACACCATTACTTAATAAGATATAATGTAAAAGTTTAAAATTTTTTATAGTTTCAGGGTTATTTAATAATTCTTTCATAATAATAAATATCAATCATCAATTTCTAACTTCATGGTTTTAATCATCCATAAAGGTCTTTGTTTATTTTCTAATGCTAACACCCATTCTTTTGCCGATGGAATATATCCGTTACAATCTTCCATTACATGTTGTTCACCAACATAACGGGTATATACAGTTTTTCCATCACTATTTTTAAATTCCGGACCAAATTTTTGCTCCATTTCAAAAATACCCTCTGAATGATGTCTCCATATTCTGTGTAATGAATGTCCATACCAACCTTTTGTTTCATCTAACCATTCGTGCAAATGGATATAATCTTCCCATTTACCTCCGAATTTTTTAACGGATGATTTTGCATGGATTATTGGATGTGCCATAATTTAGTGTTCTATTGATGTTGTTAATATATAATCCTCAGGAAGTGAAAGACTTTTGATAGTATGTAAGACAAGAATTTCCAAGCCTTCCGGAAAAAGTTCGATAGCGTATTCATAATTTGATGGGTATAATTTTACTGATAAAATGTTTTTTTTCTGACTAATTGAATGAGAAAATTCCGTAACTTTGATTTCAGAATTTTCACCAAACCATTGGTCGATGTCTTGTTTGTTTGTTTTATTTAAGACTTTTTCAAAAAAACTCTTTTTCATAATTATATATACAAAAGAAATATAAGATATTTATTGTTAAGATGAAAGTAAATTTATATGATAAATCTAGTGGACTTAGTTCTGAACAGATAAATGTTATTCAGGACTTCTTGAGATTTTGCCAAAAAAACTCTCCACTTAAGAAAGATGTTGATATACATCTTCTTGGTGAACGTTTTGGTAAAATGACTACAGGTAGTGAAATACTTGGTAGAATTAAAGTTCTTGCTGGTGGAAGAATGTTAATTGACATTTTAAGAACTGTTGCTCACGAGTGGGTTCATGAGTTTGCTCGTCAAAGAAATATCAAGTTGCAAGGGTTTAATACCGTATCTCAAGAAAACTTTGCAAACTCTGAGGCAGGGATTATGATTCGTATGTATGAAAAAAGTAATCCGCAATTAACTGAGTTGTTGTATAATTAAGAAAGATTATGTATATTTGTCCTATGGATAGGGACTTTCAATGGATACGTAAAGTTATTGGTTCAATAACACATTTCGGACAAATTCAATCTGCGGAAAATCTGATTGATTTTTATGTTAAAAAGTATGAAAATTCTGAAGAATTAACACAATATTCTTTGGACTTTGATTGTAGTATTGTCTTTTTAAATAAAAGTTTAATCAGTAAGAAAGCAATTCTTGAATTATGAAAGAAAAAATAAGTGATTTTATTTGGAAATATTTTAGAAATCCCGTTAGAAACTTTTCTACATCTGTTGGTAATCTAATCAAGTGGTTTCCTGTTATTTGGAAAGACAGGGATTGGGACGACCATTATATTTTTGAGGTATTCAAGTTCAAGTTAGAGAAACAGGCTAAGTACATTAAAGAAAAAGGATTTCACACTAATTCAGACCTTGATGCTAAACGAATGATGTTGTGTGTCAAACTGATGGAAAAAGTTCAGGAAGAGTTTTATACAATGGAGTACATGGACTATGAGGATAAAGATTTTTTCTTTGTTCCGACAGGTGATGATATTGAAGATGTGTTGGGTGGTTATTATATGGAGACACGTTTGAAAAAAGAAAACTTAAATGACTTTTTCAAAAAATATCCATTGGTATATAAGAAAATTGTTACCGATAAAAAGTATCATATTTTTAAAATAGATAACGAGGACTTAACTTCATACGAGGTTAAATCAAGAATCGCTTTGAATATCGGAAGATACAATCACGAAAGGGCAAGAAAGTTACTTTTCAAAATATTGAGTGAAAATATTGAACGTTGGTGGAACTAGTTTATAGTTTCACTTTCTTCAGTAGTTTCTGTTACTTCTTCTACCTTAGGTTCTTCAGAATTATCTTTAGATTTTCTATAACCTAAAAGAGTTGCTCCAATACCAACAAGGACTATTGATTGTGTAATAACGTCAATATCCTTGTTTAAAAACATTTTATCCACACAACCCATGAAGAATGTCAAACCTCCGATAAAGACGATGTAAAGACCCGCCGTTCCACTTCCTGATGTCTTTCCTGAACTATTGGAAGTCATCTCTGCGAATGAAAACTGTTTGATATTTCCGATTTGTTTTTTAATGTATTCTTTCATGTTTTACCTCCCTTGACCTTTATAAGGTTTTTTGTAATTCTTACTTGTTTTATTGGATGTAAACTTCTTTGAAGATTTACCTGATTTCTTAACTCCGAATGATAACTTCGTTGAACCTGTTGATTTAGCTGCCATTATTTCATTTATTTAGCAATAAGTATATACGTTTTTTAAAATGACATATATTTATTAATAAAAATTATATTATGAAAAAACTATTTGAAATTTCTTCGGAAGAAAAACAAAGAATATTGGAAATGCATGAAAGTGCCACCAAGAGAAATTATTTAAGTGAACTAGACACAACACAAGCAACTACTAAACCAGTTAAAACAACACAAATTATACCAGGTGCGGAATCAGTTGAATCTTTTATTATACCAAGAGATTTTTGTAAAGTTCAATATGGGATTGATTTACAAAAAATTATTGATGAATATAGACAAGGTATCACTCAAGGATATTTGATTGGTAAAGATAAACCATATTTATGGTCTGTTGAACAAGATGATTCCAAATTAGTACAATTTCAGATTAACGAATTATTTAAAACAGGTAGTTTGGACCGAGTACAAACGGTGACTTATTACAAAGATTCAAAATCATGGGGACAACAATATTTACGTCCAGATTCCGAAAAAGTTAATACCGATAAAGTTACTGACGAATATTGGAAACCTACATTTTTTTGGAGAGGAATAGTTAACGATTTATCTCAAATAACGAATTCTTTAGTGTTAACTAGATTTCTTCAGGCTAGTAAACAAATGAATCAACCATATAATTTAAAAGATATGATAAATAAAAAATCGCAATTGTATGTAAATCCTGAAAGTGATATTAGTCAACAAACAATAGACAATATAAAATCATCTTTAGTATATAAGACTCTTGCAACTTAATTATTTTTATTGTAAAATTGAGTATGTGAGGGTATCTACAAAAAATACAAATCCTGATTGAGTTTCTAATAACACTATTGTATTATATTGATTATCATTTAGGGTCTCAACAATTTGAATTGATTTATATTTACCACCATAAAGATTAATTTTTGAAAAACCAATTACTTTAAAATTAAGTTCTGAAAGCATAGAATTTGTAAAAGTTTCATCACCTAAAAAAACAAGTGACTCTGAAAATACCCCCCAATCTATTGAAGGGGTATTTTTTGTTGGGGAAAAATCAAACTCGTATTTACTAAAATATTTGTTATGTTTTTTAACACTTCTTTCAAATGGTCCATCAGAGTAAATTGGTTCAGTCCCATTTCTTTGTGGAATTGGTACATATGGTATGTCTAAAGAATCTAAAACAAATTGTGACTCGTAGTTAGGAAAAAAATATTTTGATTCCTGTGAATTGGCAACTAAACCAACCATTACTAAAACAAAAGAAAGAAATAAGTTTTTCATAGGACTTGATTATTTAATTATTTCTACAAATATACACAAAATATTCGTCTATACAAACATATTTATAAATAAAATATTTTATTATGACAAAAATAGTTAGACTAACTGAAAATGATTTAGTTAAAATAATCAAAAAAGTTCTATCTGAACAAGAGACTCAAACGACAACTCAACCTACTGGTACAACACAAACTACTGGTACAACACAAACTACAAATCAAAGTCCTGACTTATCTAATTTAGGTATAAAAACACTTAATGGTGGAATTAAAGTCGTTGAGGTTCCTCAAAAACAAAGTCGTGATATTGAAAAAATTGCTAAACAAACTGGCGATAAAGTTTATGGTGTAGGTAAATATGAGATAATGAGTGAAGTGGGTGGAAATTATCCAGAAATGCTTGTAGTTAAAAAAGAGGCGTATCAAAAATTATTATCAGACAAAGGTATTACTGTTGTGGAAGGGGAACATTGTTCTGAACCAAAATGGACAGGTAAAAAAGATAAAAATAATCCTACCGGTTGGGTATACACATTTAAGGCAGGTAATGATTCTTCTAATTACGTTGTTAAACCATTACCATGGAATTTATTTAATAAAATACTTAATGAAAGAGGAACACCAGGATGTCCTGACGATAGAGTGAATAGGCACATTCATCCTAAAGTTAAGGGGGATTATTCAGGAGGTAATTTTTTAGACTCTAATTACAGTCAAGCCTCAAAGAATTTCTTTGATAACCCGAATTCAAATCAAGCTATGGATGCTTTTTGTAGTGGTTTAAGACCTACAAGTTTTTATCGTATAAATGGTTTTCCAGGTGTATCGGCAAAATGCCCTGTATTTGTTGATGGTAGTGACGAAGACATGGAACGTTCATTTTCTCTAAATGATTATATAAGGATTCAAACTATCTAATTAAAAAACCCTCTAACGAGGGTTTTTCTTTTTACATTTAACATCAAAACACATGTAACCTTCAGTGGTTTCATTATTAATATCGTACTCAACCAGCATATTAACCGATTTATTATCATTTTTGTAAAGTGCTATAACTCCTTTAAAACCTTTAGTATCAACACATTCAAAAGAAACTAAAATATCGTTTGATGGATTTTCAAACACTTCAGTGATAACAAAATTAAAAACCACACCCTCACCATTTTTCATAGTTAAAGATTTATTGTCGACATCAATAGTGTAAACAACTTCCCCCTGACCAAGAGTGGTGTATGTGATTAAACCATTTTCCAATGATGGAATAAAATTAACTTCTTTTGGGTGTTGAAATTTTTGGATAGTATCAGTTTTTACAACAAATACTTGTGAATTGGCAACTAAACCAACCATTACTAAAACAAGAGAAAGAAATAAGTTTTTCATAGGACTTGATTATTTAATTATTAATACAAATATATGCAAAATATTCCTCCACACAAATATATTTATAAATAAAGTGAACTTTGTTCATAAACTTTAAACCCACGTTAATGGATAATGACAAAAATGAAACGAATTCTAAAGGAAAATGTTGCCACTTACTGCCTTATGCTCGCAATGTTTTTCAACCCACTAGGATTCGACATAATGTTCAAAGCAATTTTAGACTACACAAGTTCTTATTGGATTACCACAGGAATTTTTTATTGTATTTCAGCTTTGTTCTTTGGGTTGTATTTCTTATTACGAAGTAAAAAATGAATATCAAAAAACTTATCAAAAAAGTTCTTACAGAATCAGTGGAAAAACCACTTATCTCAGAACACCTTAATTATCATATAACAAATGAAGTTCCATTGAATGATAATATCTTCAGATTTGGTTCAGAAGAGTTCTTTAATGTTATTAACGAAGCTCGTGAGTTATATTACGAAGGAATGGTTGAGTTAAATGAAGATGATGTTGAACTTATTGAATCTGATTTTGGAACACAGGTTAGATTATCAAGTGGTAGAGTTATTTACTTGGATACTCCTATGGAAGAATCATTTATTTCTGAGGCGGAACATAATGGTAAGAAAGTTGAACTTGGTAAACCAAGAAGAAACAGTGGTGGTGGAAAAAAATACGTTGTTTATGTTAAAAACCCATCGACAGGTAGAGTTAAAAAGATTTCATTTGGTGATGTTAAAGGTGGATTAACCGCTAAGGTATCTAACCCTAAGGCTCGTAAATCATTTGCCGCAAGACATCAGTGTTCTAAGAAAAAAGATAGATTAACTGCCGGATATTGGGCATGTCGTTTAAACCGTTTTGGTTATTTGTGGGGAGGTAAAACTTATCCAGGATTTTGGTAATATGAAACCGTATAAAGATAGAAAACTAACAGAAACTTCAAAGATTAGAGTTTTTAAATCCAATGTTGATAGTGGTGAACTACAATGGCATCGTGATAGAGAAGATAGATTGGTTGAAGTGGTACAAGGTGATGGATGGAAATTTCAAATGGATAATCAACTACCTATAGAGTTAACTGAAGGACAAGTATTATTAATCCCTGAAGGAACTTACCACAGAATATTCAGAGGAACGTCTGATTTGGAATTAAAGATTGATTTTATTTAGTAATTCTATCAACGATTAAATCCATAAGTCGTTTTAAGAAATTACCTGAAATTGTTATCAATCCAAATGCCGATAATGATTTAACCAACATTTCAGTATCTTTTATATCCC